GCCCAAAACTTTGAAACCGCACGGGCTTCCTTGCTTCCCAAGCCGCGATGTCTTTGTCGTATTGTGCTTTTTTCTTCTTATACAACAAGCCTTTTCGACCTGTTGTCTGTGGCCTCATTGACGGAGGCTTAGGCTTAGATTCTAGCCAATCAATATATCTTGATTCAAAAGACCCATCTGTTGGTCTAACAACTGGGGGTGTAGGACTTTGTGGCGCAGGTGTTTGTGATGAAGTTCTTTGCGGTAAGGTCTGTTGCGCAGGTGGTGTGTATCCTTTGTTTGCAGCAGCCCAGTTCTTTTTAAATGTTTCACCGACCTCAGAACCTTTGACTGATATGGGAACCATTCCTGCAGCACCACCTATAGTGCCATAATAGGTGTCGGTCTTAGGATCATATCTATCAAATGTAGTCGTTCCGCTACTTACTCTTCCGCTTCCAGGTGTGCCCTTAAAACCACTGTAATCTTGCTTTTTAGGTTTAAATACAGAGGAGGATGAATCGGCAGTTTTCTTAGGCGCAGCCTTCTTTTTTGCCGCAGCTGGCTTTGATTTTTGAGCAGGTGTTCTCTTAGGTTTTGAGCCCACTGCTCTTGCAGCGATTATATCTTCAATTCTTTTTTGAATACTTTCAGGAATCTTGGGCGCAGTAGGCCGCTTGCGAGCAGCAGGCTTAGACGTTGGCTTCTTGCGCACAGGCTGCACGGCAGGTTTGCGAAGAGTCGGAGGCTTTGCTTTCTTTACTGGCGCTTTTTTGAGAGCAGACTTCATTCGCTCCTGTATCTTTTTCATAATATCAGGAGGGATGAGCGAGCTTGATCTTCTTGGAACTACTGGAGTTGCTCTTCTCGTTGTAGCTTTAGGTTTTGGCGCAGAGCGAACACGGCGTCTAGTGGGCGCTGCACTAACTGCTCTCCTAGCTCTGCTTCGTCTTCCGCCACGCATAATTAATACCTAGTAAAAGGGTTCTGTGAAAAATAATCGAACATAGGTCTTGGCCTAGGTCTCATCATCTGCCCAAAGGGGCCGCTCATGCTCCCATAGCCACGGCCAAAGCCACCGCCCATGCCACCGCCATAACCACCACCAAAGCCTCCATCGAATTCGCCCTGGTTCGAGAACTGAGAAATCATCTGCATCATCTGCTGCATCATCTGCATCATCTGCTGCATACCTTGTTGGTTGAACTGTGGTTGCTCCTCAACTTGACCAAATTGAGGTGGCGCAGGTTGAGGTTGAAATGGCTGAGGTTGAAAAGGTTGAGGTCTACGCACAGGCCTAACACTAATGGGAGGTCGTGCTCTTCTATCGGTATATGCCCCAGGTCGAGGCAAAAGGGTAACACCAGGTGGCGTATAAGGCTCACCGACCTGAAGCATACTCACCGGGTCATTGGGACGCCCATCTCTGTATTGCATTCTTGGTGCAAACATAGAGGTTAAAAAATTCCGCTGAACTTCTTACCGCGAATAGCCGCGCCACCACCACGCATTTCACCTGCGCCATAAGGAGCAGACGAAGTAGGCGTAGCTACAGACTCGCTCTTTGCATAGTTCACAGTGCCTTGGTCTTTGATAGAAACGCTGCTATCAGTAACTTTAGGCTGGGGAAAACTCGTTTGACGCTTGATCATTACTTCTTACCTTTTGGTGCTGATTTAGCTTTAGCCTTGGCTTTGGCTTTTGGAGCAGCCTTCTTTTTAGGTGCTGCTTTCTTTTCTGGTGTTGGTTCCGCAACTTCCTCAACCTTTTGTTCAACAGGTGCAGGCGTTGGTTCTTCACCAAGTCTCAGCCTTTCTTCTGCTTTGTTGACGGCCTTTTGAACTGCGGCCATCTTCTGTCTTACTGAACTCATTGTAAATCCCTCTTTTGATTTACTGCCTGAAAAAATCTTTGGCAATATTTTCTGCAGTTTTAGCCATCTGTGCAGAACGTTGCAAGCCTATTCGCTCACGGGCCACATCGTCCTTCATGTCAGCGATTTCTTTCTGCAAGTCCATGCGCTCATCAGCCATGTCTGCAGTGTTATCAATACGCTCTGCCTCAAGCTCAATACGTCGATCAGCTTCGCTTGCTTTACGCTCCATATCTGCTTCTTTGATATCAAGCTCACGATCACGCAAATTAACCAGCGGGTCATCTTGCTGTGGCGGGGCAAGCTCTGGAGCAAGCTCTTCTATAATCTGTGTTGTGATCTGAGCAACCTTGTCTTCCATGATCGGCTGCATCTGTTGCTGCATCTGCATCATCTGCTGCTCACCTTGTTGAGCCATCATGGGGTCCATCTGGAACTGCTGCTGCATTTGCTGCATTTGCTGCTGCATCTGTTGAATCTGTGGATCTTGTTGCGCCATCTCACGGGCCTTGAAGTCAACATGCTGGAATATATGCGCCTGAATCATGGCAGCAACTTGCTGTTGTCCCGGTGGCATAGCGGCAACAATAGGTGACTTCAAAAGTGCCAAGTGCGACTTGATATGCGCATCATGGTCTTGGTCTTCAAACGCTTGTGCAGGCTGCATCTGCAAGAACCCAGCGTTCTCCATGGCCGGTGACATAGGCTGTGGCTGTGGAGGCGGTGGTAACACCTGCTCAATCTGCTGTATACCCATGGCTTCGTACATACGACGATACGCTTCGTATATGCCTTGTGGGCCATGAATCTCAGGCGCCCCTTGCACCATCTGCATCATCTCTTGAGCAAGCATCACGCGCTGGCTCATGGAGAAGATATTCGGGTCAGACACAGGAATGATGTCGATACGATCATCGAAGTCCTGTGCCAACAACTGCTGCTGACCACTAGCGATCTGATACGGATACGCCTTGATTGGTGACTCTTTGATCACCCGTGCAAGCAGATTGAACTCAACCTTTTGGCTGTAGTGCATGCGCTTATGTATCGCGCTCATCACTTTGGTGCCACGCTCAAGTAGCGCAATCGTGGTGCCGACAGGCGCCTGCTGGTTACCGTCACCAACCTGCATATCACCCACAGAAGCAAAGCGACGGCCTGCTTCCACCAACATACCAAGTAACTGCAGTAACGTGCCGCTTGGCTCTTGGAAAGGCAGAGGCATCAACGCATCGCGCAGCGACCCGCCGGGTGCATCCATATCCCTAAACTCGCCAGGCTGTAATGGCACATCGCTATCACGAATACGAATGCCGCGAGCTTTGAATCCTGCAGGCAGATTAGCCAGCGTGCCAGCGTCGATTAGCTGACGCAGAATCGAAGTGGATGCCTGAGACAATCCACCAATCATATGAGTCAGACCAAAACCATAAAAACCAACACCTGGCAGAAACTTGTAATGCACAAAGTAGTCAATGCGACGGCGCATAATGTCCGTTTCGACATAGTTCCTGCGTATCGAAAGAATCGTGTTTTGCTTGGGGAGTAACGTGACGATGTACGGTAACTTGATACCTGTGTCTTCACCTTGCGCATCCTTGTCTTCAAAGCCTGGGATATCAAGCTCAACGTGAACTTCCATGAGCTCTGCTTCGTAATCACTAGAACTACCAGATGGCTTCACGCCCTGCAGTTCGTCAATCTCTTCCTCAACATCCGTAGAAGAATATGTCGTATCGTCAGACTCACCAGAGATCTTAGTCTTGCGATAAAAGCCCGTCTGCTGAAGCTTTCGCACTTCGTTCATCGACATGTCAATCACATGCGTGATACGCACCGCATTATCAAGACTGGTGGTGCCGTAAGGCACAATCAGCTTTTCAGATGGGATAAAACGAGAAACAGGACGGCCTAGTGACTGGTCGAAGTGAACCTTACGAAATGCGCTGCCAGACAAAGGCAAATAGAACAGCAGTTGGTCAGTCTCAGGATCGTATTCCTTCATCTCCTGAGTGATCAGATAGTTCATGAACTCCTGAACACGAGCGGCCTGCAGGTCGGTCTGCGGCGTGCCCATACCCATGACCATGGTCTTAACAGGGCCACCAGCAGGTAATAATTCTTTGTATGCTTGTGCTTGGAACTGAGTAACAGATTCCGCAAGCAGCGGATGAATCACACCAGACGCGCCTTCAAAAGGCTCAGTGCGATCTTCAAACTTCATGCCCAAGAACTTCAAGCCCTCGGTATACTGATCAACCCACTCTTTACGCGATGACTTATCGTCATCAATGTCAGCCATCAAATCAGAATAGATTCTGCCCAGATCAGACTTATCAATGACTTCAGCTAGGTTAGAGTTGAACGGAGGGGGTATGTCTTCACGAAGCTCGTCTTCGCCAAACACCATGGTGCCGTCGTCCATGAGAGCGACGTCTTCATCATCCATGCCATCAAACATCAGATCTTCAGGAGACTCAGCGCCTACCTCGATCTCTTTGGTGTTGTCTTCGATCCCTAGCTCATCGACATCAACGTCATCTACACCGCGCTCTATGGCCATGGCATGCCCTTCCTGGGTTTATCTCATCTGGTCGAGATTACTCGTCCTCAGTATCGTGGCCACTATCTGCATACAGATTATCGAAGATACGATTCACATCTAACGTGTAATCCAAATCCGACTTGCTGTAGTGAATGTGTTGAGAAGGCTTGAAGTCAGGTGCCCCACTGCCAGTCTCAAACCACGCAGGATGCGTCACTCGCACCCTGTTGTTGGGCAAAGCTACTATATTCCCAGTCCACTCGCCAGCATCAAGTAACTCCATC